CAACCACTGAAGAAGGTATGCAGATGTGGATTGATGAAGCAAATAAAATATCTACCTTTGGTAATCTTGGTACAGGTGTAGTAGCAGCGTTTAATCCAATGTTAGGTGCAGCCTTTGCAGGTTTTAATAAATTGCAAAAGAATAAAGTTATATCTATGTTAGATGATAAAATAGCTAATGCAAAAAACCAAACTCAAATAGATCAATTAAATAAAATAAAAACTAGATTAACAACTAAAGAAGGTAAAGGTGTAATAGCTCAAGCCATAAGTGGTTTCATTAAACCAATTGCAGAGGCATTAGGTATAGGTGAACAAGAAGAAAATGTAATGAAAAACGTAGCTAAAATAGCTACGGATGATAAAGATAAATCGCCTGACCAAGTTATAGAAGAAGTTAAACAAGCAATAACCCCTATAATTAAAGATCAAGCTCAAGATGATTCCTCATATTTTGGGGGTATAACTGAAGATCAAGCTCAAGATACTGTACAAACAGAAACAGATGAAGGAACTAGGTTTGCATATCCAGATGTTACAGCACCAAAAGCAGATGAAGAAGGAGATGCACTTGCATTTGCAAATCAAATAAATAAAATGGGATTTGATTACAGGGATACTGATTATAATAGACTAGACAATTATGCAGCTAGAGAAAATTATCTAGATCATGGTGGTAGAAATTATGAAGAAAAAGAAGGATTATTAAATCAACAAAAACCAGAGCAAACAATAAGTGGCCCTAAAGCTAGTGAAATAGAACCTAGAGTAGCCCCTAAAATTGGTGACTCATATTTTGGGGATATAACCCCTAAAAGTAATGACTCATATTTTGATGATATAACTACACCTGAAGTACAATCTACTAGCGTAAGACCTGAAGGTTTACCATCTGGCAGAGCAGGTTTAGATCAAATGATGAGATTTATAGAGTCAATAAAATATGGATTAAGTGCAGGAAATGAACTAGGTACTTCAAATGCTATGTTAGGTGTGTTAGATTGGATAGATGGATGGACTAAGAATGATCCTGTTGCAACAGGTATGTATAATAATGAAAATTATGAGCTAGAAAGTCTTATAAATCAAAACAAAAGATCAGAAGATAGTGATGCAAACTTAGATTTTACAGGAACAATGAAACCGTTTAGTGGACAAGATTCACCTACAGAAAGTGATATAGAAAAATATCTATCTAGTGTATCTGAATTTGACTTAGATGCTATGGCTGCCATGAATGAAAAGTTATATAAAGAAGCTAAAGAAGATGACATAGAAAATCAAAGAGAGGCTGCAGAAAAAACAGCTTTAGCGGCAAGAAAAGCATCTAGAGATAGACGTAAAAAAGATACAACTGCTGAAGATGAAAGAGATAGACAATACCGTCAATATCGAGATCAACGTACTGCACTAATTACTGCAGATACTGCTAAAGATAAAAGTAAAAAAGTATATTCTGCAGCAAAAGATCGTGGAGCAAGTGACAAAGAATTAAGAAATATACAAAGAGAACATAAAAAAGTAATGAAAAAATTAGAGGATCAATATCAAGGTATAAAAACAGGTTTTGCTAAAGGTGGATTAGCAAGTAGAACAAAATAACTACCCACCAATATGACTAGCTACCCATCCCCCATCCAACATGGCTACGGTGGCCCTAGAAAGAAAGAACTATAATGAATACTACTGTTGTAGAAGGAGAAGTAACCACTCCTAAAAAGGTTGCATTTGTAGATAGAAAAAGTGCTAACTCAGATCGTATAGAACAAGACGAGAAAGAACTAAAAGAGTTACTTGAAGAAAAAGAAAAAGCACCAGAGGTAGAGGCACAAGAGCCTGAACCTACTAATGCAGAAGAAAAAAGTTTTAAGAAACGATATGGTGATTTACGCAGACACCAACAAACAAAAGAAAAAGAATATGAAAGTCGTATTAAAACTTTAGAGGAACAGTTAGCAGAGTCTACTAGAAGTGAGATTAAGCTACCAAAATCTGATGAAGACATTGAGGCTTGGGCAAAACAATATCCTGACGTAGCAGGTATAGTAGAAACGATTGCAATTAAAAAGGCACGTGAACAGTCAGAAGGATTAGAAGCACGTGTAAAAGAAATAGATGAAATGAAAACTGCTGCTGCACGAGAAAAAGCAGAAGTAGAACTTATGAAAGCTCATCCTGATTTTGGTGAAATAAGAGATAGTGACGAGTTCCATAACTGGGCAGAAGAACAGCCTAAGTGGGTGCAAGAGGCACTATATGAAAATGACACTGATGCTCGTTCTGCAAGTAGAGCAATTGATCTATATAAAGCAGATATGAACATTACCACAAAAAAACCTGCAAGCACTAAAGACGCTGCACGTTCAGTAAATAGCCGCACTAGTCGTAGCGAACCTGATGTGAACAGCAATGACGGTGCATTTACAGAGTCACAAGTTGCGAAAATGACACCGCAACAGTACGAAAAAGCTTCCGATCAAATTATGGAAGCTATAAGAACTGGCAAATTTATTTATGATATGTCTGGTTCTGCCCGATAATATACCATTGACAAATAAAAATAATATGGTATAACTATAGGTATAATCATTATTAGCCGCATTTAAGCCCACCTAATAATGTAATACACTATTCGATAGACTAAACAATACGTAAGACCCACCTGTTCAAGTATAGGCCCATAGAATTATTGGTCGGCCAACTAATAATAATATGCACCCTAGAAAACGTACAGCCTCTATGTGATAATGTTTAGCTTACATTTAAGCCTAAACTTTATAGGAGGAACTATTATGGCTTTTCAATCAGCATCAGGTTACAGCAATTTACCTAACGGTAATTTCTCGCCAGTAATCTACTCCAAACAGGTACAACTTGCATTTCGCAAAGCTACCGTAGTAGGAGACATAACTAACTCTGATTATTTTGGGGAGATTTCTGCCCAAGGTGATACAGTGAAAATTATCAAGGAACCAGAAATTTCTGTGCAAGAGTACGCCAGAGGTACACAGGTTTCAGCACAAGACCTTGACGATGAGGACTTCTCACTCGTTATCGACAAAGCTAACTACTATGCTTTTAAGATGGACGATATAGAGGAAGCGCACTCACACGTTAACTTTATGGACCTTGCAAGCAATCGTGCAGCATACCGTTTGTCTGATCAATATGACCAAGAAGTTCTAGGTTATTTGTCAGGCTTTAAACAGTCTGCACTTCACAGTGTAGCAAGCGCAGCTAATACTACCGTAAATGGTACTAAAGCTGTAAGCAGTGCAGGTTCAGACGAACTATTGTCATCAATGAAAATTATTAAATCTTCTTTTGGTAACATTACAACGTCATCTGCAGGGGATCATTCAATCCCAGTAACTGCACGTATGCCTGGAGCTACATCTCTACCAACTGCAACTGTTTCACCTGCGATGGTTATTTCACGCATGAAACGTTTGCTTGATCAACAACAAGTTGACTCACAAGGTAGATGGCTTGTAGTTGACCCAGTGTTTATGGAAATCCTATCAGATGAAGATTCTCGATTTATGAATGGGGATTATGGTGAATCTGGTGGACTACGTAATGGTCTTGTAATCAACAACTTTCATGGCTTTCGTTTGTATGTGTCATCAAACCTACCTGCTGTAGGTACTGGTGCAGGTACATCAGGAACAGCAAACCAAAACAGTAATTATGGTGTGATTGTTGGTGGACATGAATCTGCTGTTGCAACTGCAGAGCAGATCAATAAGACAGAAACATATCGTGACCCTGACAGCTTTGCTGACATTGTCCGTGGTATG